AGAGCCTACTGAAGATAATATGCTAAAAATAACTAATGATGGTAAAAAATTAGCTTTAGACCAAAGACTTATTAATGAATTATTACCTGATGATCCAAATAGCAAAGTTAATACATGTATAAAAAATGTTTACGATATTTGGGAAAAATCAGCTGCAAATAAATCTACTCAATTAGTATTTTGTGATATGTCTACTCCAAAGGGAGATGGTAGTTTTAATATTTATGATGATATAAAGAAAAAATTAATAAAATGAAAAATCACAAAAAACTTAATCTTCATCCTCTGGTAAGATTATTTCTACTTGGATAGCGGTCGGCATAGTGTTTATTTCGCCCGATACCTTTAACTTGGTATCTGCATTCCAGCCCTCCATTTTGGCTAATTCTGAAATAGCGCCTTTCCTTTCCTGAAAGGATGGAATAAGGATTTGGTCGCCCACTTTTTTTGCCGTGCCTCTTGCAATTTCTGATAAAATAGCCAGTGCTTCTACTTTTGTCAAAACAGCCTTTTTTCTCGCTTCTATTTCTGTTTTGGTAGTTTCCTCTATTACTTTATCATTGATTGATTTTTGCCATGCTTTTAGTTCTTCTTGGGCGTGTTTCCAGTCTTTGTCAAATGTTGTTTTGCCCTTTCCCCACTTTACCCCATATTTACCCCACATTTCCCCATGTGAAAGTAGAGGAGATTTCTTCAATTCCTCTAAAATCCATTGTTTGCGATGTTGTGGGGTGTTCATATTTTACTTATTTTTTAGCCATTGTAAATAAACCTGATGTGCTATTTGTGCGGTCATAACAGGCGGAACAGACATACCAATGAAATATGCGGGTTTCATATTCTTAAAATCGTAATCTATAGGGAATGAGCCTACTAAACAACATTCGTATTTGTTAAATTTTCTTGGATGTATAGGATGAACTATTGAAGCCGTTGAAGATTGTCCACATCCTGTTGTTATAGTTGGGCTTACTTCATTTTCATTTATCCTAACTAATTGGAAATATTTTTTACTTGATTCTCCTTGTTTTAATAATGGATATTCTCTTCCTAAACAATTGCTGCCTAAATTATTTTCATGAATATTCCAATATTTGGATGTTGCTTCTTTAAAGGAAATAGAAACCTCGTTAAATTCCAATTTTAAATCTGGGAAATTCAAATCTTTTCTTTGACAGATAAAGAAAACCCTTTCCCTTTTTTGAGGAACTCCCATACTTGCAGCGTTTAATAAAAACAACTGTACTTTATACCCTGCGTTTTCAAATTCTTGTTTTATTTTCTTTACATATGATTTGGCATTGCCTTGGATTAGTCCCTTTACATTTTCTGCAATTACTACTTTTGGTTGTAATCTTTTTGCGAGTTTGATGTAATCAAAAAACAAATCATCTAAAGTCTGTAATGCTTGCCCCTCTCTAAATCTTTTTTTCTTTCCCCAGTCTTTTTCTCTGTTTCCTGCCATTGAGAACGAACTGCATGGCGGAGACCCATCAAGAATATCAAGATGAAAAAGCTCTTCTGGTAAATCTTTCCTTTTGTTAAATTCTCTAATGTCTTCTATGAACAGATATTTAGGATTGTGATTTAGTTTATAAATTTCCGCGACTTTAGGGTCTATCTCTACACCTCCTAAATGGTCAAACCCTGCGAGTTTATACCCCATTGAAGAACCTCCGCCACAAATGAAAGTACCGAATACTTTTAAATTGTGTTGGTCAATTCCTTTTGCAGGATAACCATCCTTTAAATTCCATTGGTATGGAAATTTATGCTTCTGTATGTTTGTCTCCATTTATCAAAATCCAAACCGCCTGTTCTGGCGTTGGTGCTATTTTTAATAGTTGCTCTTTTACAATATTATATTCTGCTTCTGTGTATTTAAGTTTTAGGACCAATTCATCCTCAAACTCATCTATGTTAATTTCTTTATTTTTATCTGAATAATTTTCATTAGAAAATTGTGTTTCTAAATCATCCGACAAATCCACATCTTCTACCTCTATTCCAAGTTCTTCTAAATCTAAGTTATATTCCTCAGCGATTACTTCTATTTCCTCAACATCAAGATTGTAGTTTTGATGTGCGGTGGTATTGGCCAATATCTGAGCCTTGTAATAAGTATCTGTATTATCTTCAATATCATTGCGGACAATTACAGGATATTCATTTTCAGCAAGGGTTATTTCCTTTGGAACAAAGCCTTTTTTATCAAATTTTTCTTTTCGGGCGTGTCCAGAAATAATTGTTCCCTGCTTGGTAACAGATATACTTTCTATCACACCTACTTCGTTGATGGAATTTTCCAGCAATTCCATACCCGCTTCGGTGTGCCTGTTTGTGTTTCGCTTACTTGGTTTTATTCTTATCATTTCAAATGCTTATCTATTAAGTTTTTCGCTTCATCAAAGCTGTAGCAAACAGCCGTATTCCAATTATTATTGCTCAACATAGTTAAGACTTCTAACTGGTTTTTGGTCGGTCTGTTTGGCTTTATTTTAAGCTCTATCGCCAAGCCTGAATAAGTCTTATTTGGCTGGAATATGAGTATATCAGGCATTCCTGCTCTTACGCCCAGTCTTTTGAGTTTTGCTCCCTGCTGTATGCTTGTCTTCCTTTCGTTAGCGATATGGCAGAACAGAACCGCAGGATATTGAAGCCTTAAATAACTGGCTACACTCAACAACAAATTATCTTCCTTATTCATTATCACAAATATACGAATTATTTTTATTTAGAACAAATAAAAATAACAAGTAAAAAATAAATAAAAAAAGCCCTGCGGTTGCAGGGTGTGGTTAATAAAATATTTCTATTTAGATTTCTTTAATTCTCGGTTAAGATACCAAATGGCTTTTTCCAAGTCTTCCCTAAACTTTACTGGGTCTTTCTTTCCTGCTCGGCTGATGTATTTCACGGCGTTGCCTAAATTGAAATTAAAGTTTTGGTCTTCTATAAAGTCTATTACTTCAATCCTCCCAGCGTTGTAATGGCTTGGGTGATTTACTCTTTTTTCTTCAAATGCTGAATCGTTCATATTTTACTTATTTAAATCTTCAAATCTTAATCCCATTGCGTAGGATTGGAGGTTTATTTTTGTGCGTTGAGGGTTTTTAAGGCTGTCAAAACTATCATCCTGCCATCGGAAGATGAGGTTTTTGGGTAAATCGTTGTCTATATCGTAGATTACATCTCTTACATCAAATAAATACTCCCCAAAGCACAAAAGCCCCATTAAATCATCTCCTACGGCATAATCAAAGAACACCTCGTGTTTTTCCTCAAACAATCTAATGTATTCTTTTAGGATGTTGTCTAATTTGTCTCTTAATCGCATAGCCCTAAAACTTTTATTTGTTCCTCTGTTAGGGGTTCAAATGTATTATAAGCATCTCCATTTTCGGTAGCAAAGTAGGTTTCATCATTGCTGACTTTAAACGAACTTAGCCTGCCTATCACGAAGTCATTATTATTGGATATATCTGTAAACTTTCCCCATTTTCCTAAATACTCTTCATAATTTATAGGTCTTTCTTGGCTAAATCCTCCATTTACTAGATTATATTCTGTGAATGAAAGTCTTGATATTGGGTCTCTATGTTCATATTTACCATCTTCTGTAAAAAATATGGTATTTCTAGTAGAATCAAAATTTACTTTAATAGTATATAAACCAGATGCATACACATGAGTAACTTCTCCCCAACCTAATCTAATATCAAAAACTCTGTCTCCTACTTTAAATATTTGTTTTTTCATTTTATATTTTTTTAATGATTATTACCTCTCGTTTACCTTTGTCCTCTAAACGCTCTAACTCCTTATACAACTGTTTTTCATCCTTAACCTCAATATCCATTTCACGAACAAAGGAGAGTGCTTTTCTCGGGTCGGGAAAGTGTACGCTGTATTTATAAGTTATTTTGTATTTCATAATATTATTTTCTTTTTCTATTAAAGACCGCATACTCAACTATATCTGAGTCGCATGTTATATATCTATTACCTAACTTCCATACCGAGTAGTATTCCGAGTAAGACCTTCTATCTTCCTTTATTACATCTACTAAAATACCTGTTCTTCTGGCTTCTTCACATTTGGATATTTCCTTAGAAGCGAGGATTGTTATTAAATATAACACACCTCCAATTAAAGCAAAAACTAAAAACTTTCTCATATCTAAATATTTTCTTTATAGATTTTAATTAACCTTTTTAACAGCTCTTCTCTTGCTTCTTCATAGGTAGGATAAATGTTACTTCCCATATCTAAATCGTTGTCACTAAAAATGTAGATAGAGTTGTATTTACTTCCTGCCTCTATGTTTCCATATAACCCATTTTCCCTAAACCAACCAAATACCTGTTCATAGGTAGGAACTGTTACCAAGCCTACCGCATCTTGATTAGAAACCCCACATAACTGTTCTATGGTTGCAACAAAATCCGCATTATTAGGGTCGAGTGTAAATCCTACACTTGCAGAGCCTTCCAAATAGATGTTGTTGTTTCGGTAGTCAAACAAACACGGCTTGTCAAATCCTATTTCTTTAAGTTCCTTTGCTATTTCAACAGGAACTAAAAATTCTTCGTAGTTTGTCATAATAATGGTTTTGCTATTTCAATTAAATCTCTAAAATTTTCTAAAAACTTATCTCTAAGTTCTTTTGTTTTGAAAGCCAAAACTTTATGCAATGTATATGCAGTATCACAGCAAATTGCATTTCTATAAAAGTAGATAATATATTTTTCAGCACTATTCATCCAATCAGGCTTCCAGCCATCATTATATCTATCTCTTAGCTGACATAGTTGAGCAAGAGCTACAGATGCCTTAGCTTCTTTTTCTGTAGGAAAAACATTTTTATTTTCTTCATCAGTATTATAAATATAAGAAGAACTAACTTTACTGTATTTATCTATATAAAAACCACTAATTTCCTCTAAATCTCTCCAACTCTTTGGAAGTTCTTTTTCAACTTTCTTAAAAACTATTTTCTCAAAAGTTGACTTTTCTTTATCTATTTCGTAGCCCTCTGGCACCTGAATTTTAAATTCTTTTGTTTCCATCTTATTTATCTTTAATGTTACTATTTAGTAAGTTACTTATTTGAAAGGTTTACTCTTCTGTTTCAATCCAATCCACATTGAAATGGAAGTAATCTGCTTCGGTTTGGTTTTTAGTTTGCTCAATCAACCAATTATAAACATCTTCATATCCAATGTTTGGATTGGTTTCATGTAAAGTTCTTCCTTCACGAAATAATTCTTCTAATTGCTCCTTTACTTGCTTTGTTACCTTTATATCTTTTAAATTCAATGTATAGTTCACAGATATTGATATGTTTTTAATTGTTTCCATTTCGTTTATTTTAAAGTTGTTTAATAAATCCATTTTCCAAAGTAGAAAGCTGCAACGCTTCCTGCCATAGCTCCAAGAGCATAAACTATTCTGTCCCACTCGCTCCCGAAAGCTACTTTCTTAACATTGTGGCTCCAAATAAAACTAATCAAGAAGCCACACGCTATAATTCCAAGCAGGAACTCCCTTGTGATGAAGTAAGTGTTCAACACCACAAGAAAAACCTGTGTAAAGCCAGTTGTAAATAGTGATATTTTCATTTTAATATTATTTCGTATATAGTGCCTTTACAGCGAACATACATGCTTCTTCCAGTTTATCCTGTGCAATAGAGAGAAGCCTTTGCTTTTCTTCACTTGCTGAGGCGGCGTTTTTGTCGCCTTTTTCTTGTTCCAAAGCATCAATAATTTGTGCTGTTCTTCTTCGTGTGGCTTCTATCATCAGCGGTTCTATTTTTCCGCTTTTTGAGAAGCATCTTTTTTGTCCGATGGTCATTTTTTATGTTTTAAATTGTTTATAAAATTTTCCAATACATCCAGCTGTTTATTGCTCAGCTGTGGCATAGCACTGATGATGTTTTCTATTTAAGTTGATTAATTACTCTTTCAAAATTATTACTCTCTATTTCTCTATCTTCTGGATAGTTATGTGCATTGTCTATAAATAATTTGTAGCACTTTTCGCAATACCAATAATTCAAAACTGCGATATAATAACCCTCTTTTGGAGTGGTATTACAGCTATCACAAATTCCCATTCCTCCAAAAACTTGATTAACTTCTACTGAACTCATCTTAATTACCTTAAAACCTTTGCTGTTTTCTACGATTTCTGCCATTTTTATTTGATTTTATTTGTTAATTGTTTCCATTGTTTTTTATTTCTTGTGTTTCAAATTGTTGGATTGTATATAAAGTATCTTGTTAAATCAATCAATTCCTGCATATTTTTTTATTTTTTCAGCGTTATATTCTTTCGAGTTTTTGTTCTTTTCAATCCTAATTTTAGCATTTGTTTTAATAAAGTAATCATACATGTTTTCTCTAATCAAGAAACTTTTTAAACCATTAGCAGAGATTTTATTTTCTTCATTTGATATTATTTTTGAAATTTCAGTACATCCCTTACCTTGGTCGATAAGCTTGATGATTTCTTCTTTTTTGGGGATTAAAAACAATGATTTTTTTTCTGAGATTTTTCTGGGTGAATTTTCAGAATTATTTATTCTTTCAGCCTGTACTACAAAGCGACTATCAATACAATAGTTTAGCCCTTTCTCTTTTATAAAACGAAGTACTGTTTCCCTACTTACTTTAAATATTCTTGCAATAGCTGACAATCCTACCTTAGCATCTAAATAAGCTTGTATTTCCTCTTCTTTTCCTTTCAGTTTTCGCCCCCCAGAATTGCTCCCCATTGGTCTTCCGAATATTACCCCCTCTGCTTTTTTTCGTGCGAGGGCTTCTATTGTTCTTTTTTGAATCATATCCCGTTCTATCTCTGCTGCTATACCAAATGCAAAAGCTAAAACTTTTGAGGTTAAGGTATTATCTAAGCTGTAAGCATCTTTTACGGAATAAAGTTTAACGCCTTTTTCCATAAGTTCCTCTAATATTCTAAATATCATAAATAGTTTTCTTCCTATTCTTGATATTTCTGAAACAATGATTACATCATCTTTTTCTACTTTCCCCAGCAGTATTCCTAACAGTCTTTTTTCGGGTTCTTTTGCTCCTGAAACGCCATCATCAGAAATCCATTCATCTATTGTTAGTCCTAATTGTTTTGCTTTTTCTTTTATTCCTAATTTTTGACTTTCTGTATCTTGTTTATCTGTGCTAACCCTAATGTATCCGTAAGTCATCTGTTTACTTCTTATGTTTTAAATTGTTTATAAATTCCTCCAATACCTCTAATTGCTTCATATTCAGTTTTGGCATCTTTCCGATAATGTTGCTCATCATTTTCTCAAATTCCTGCCTGTTCAAATCATCTTTTTCGGATTTTACAGCGATTTTGTAGAGGTCGGTATTGAGTTTTTCCATTCCTCGCATAAAGTCCTGAATAAATGGGTATTTCAGGGTGAATTTCATTTCGTTAAGCTCATCTATCAGGGCGATTTGCAGGGCAGTGGTGCAATAGAGCTGAGACATGATAGAACGCACTTTTACATGTTCCTCTATTGTGAGGCTTTCTATTGCTTTTTGTCTTTGTTTTTGTTCATATTTAGCATCTTTGATTAGTTTTTTCTTATGAAAATCAGTAAGATGCATTCCTGCTATGTTCATGCTAAATGTTGTTTACTTGTTCTTTACTTGGTTTATTTTTTATCTCCTTTTTGAATTGTCTGTAAGGGTCTTTCGCTTTGCAGCTGCATAGGAACAGCACCAGCGCTATAAGTTTTATTACTTTCATATTGTTCTAATTTTTCGGTTAATTCTTCTATCTGACTTCCCAGCATCTTAACATCAAGATGCCACGCTATAATCACAATGATTACGGAAAGAATCAGCATTGTTGTTATTACTATCATTTCTTGTATCTCTTTTTTCGTTTATAATTGCTTGTTACTTCTTTGAAAATCTCCTCGTTCCACTCGTAAGCCTTTGCTGCAATCTTTTGGCTTATATGCCGACTTGTCTATCTGCTCCTTTTTAGCGATAATTATCTTCTTCTCTCGCTCCCAAGATGGCGAATATCCCATTGGAACGACTTTTACCTTTCGGTTTAGTTTTTTGGCTTTTTCAAGGATTTCTTTTTCGCTTAATCCAGCGTGGATTATAGGCTTTTTAACTTTCTTGACAACTTCTTTCTTTTTAGGCTCATATTTTTCAACCAACTCTTGGAATAGTTTCTCATCCCATTCTTGAATTTGGTGTCTTCCGTATTTTTGAGGTGTCTTCACTGCTTGGTAGTCAGTCAAAGCCATTTTGCCTTTTGATGGCTTTAAAATCTTGGAAAACTTATCAAATAGCTGGGTGGCGATAATGTAGCCTTGTGAAATCTCTCGCTGTTTGTATTCTTTCTTCTTGGCTGCCCTTATTGTGATGTGCTTGTCTACCAACTCATCGAATAGGCTTTTGTCCCATTCTTGGATTATACTCCTGCCAAGCCTTTTATACCCTTTAATTGCTCTGTATTCCCTCACTGCAATTTTGCCTTTCCTATAACTCAACCGCTTAATGAATTCCTTAAACAAGTGACTACTTGTGATGTGTCCATCAGGCATTCCAGACTCTATTCTGAAGTATTTTTTTTTGTCAGTATATTGCTCAACCAACTCATTGAACAAATTTTCATCCCATTCTTGAACCTCTTTATTCCAAATCTTTTTAGTTCCCTTAATAGACTTATATTCTCTCACAGCAAGTTTGCTTCTTCTTTGGCTCATTT